TTTATTGCTAGCCGATCCCTGCCTCACGTACTCAAAATTTCAATATCGGCAGTGTTTGCAGTGTCTATTGAATTGCTACGCATCACCGCGAGCGCTTTGGGCACTGTCTATACCGCAATTTGGCAACATCGCATCACATTCCATTCATTCCCTTGATAGGTTTTACAATTTTTGCCATCTCAATGAGATTTATTAGGCCCTGTGCGCCTCGTACGCGCCACGGCGATGCTCAGGGTATGAGATAACCCCGCTAGCATCTCAATGGCGCTAGCGGGGCTCTCAGGGCTGTTAGAGGTATATAGCCTCAGACTTGGCAATATCCCAAATACTGATTTGCTTGTGCTCCCTGCCTCGCTTCAGTGCTTCTTCTAGGTTGATTTCATAGGTCGTAACATCGTAGTAACGCTGTCCGTCTTCTGGGTCGGTCCAGATGCCTATAAAGTTGCCTAGCTGTGCTTCGTCGGTGCTCTCAATGGATCGAATTCCTATCCAATAGCCGGCAATAGGTGGCACGATGGTTTCAATGCCGGTAAGGCCAAGGATGTAGGTTCCATCTTCGATGCTCTCTAATTGGTTCATGTTTATTCCTCTCTAGATTGTTAGCCGGTATGGCTAGCAATATTTACTTTACACTGTGCCAAGGCATCAGCGCATCACATTCCATTCATTCCCTAGTTTAGAAAATTGTATTTTTGTAGAGCCTTTTTTCGTCATGCTCAGGACGCTAGGGGATAGCTTATTCGGCGGGTGGCCACTGTTCTAGGTTGGCCTCCCAGTCCCCGTTAGGGAACTCAGAGTGTTGCTCAACAGCAAGGTCAATAGCATGGTCCTCATCTGTTGCCTTCACCCAATACGTGGCAGAATACTCAACCTGCCAATAGCGCAGATCCTCGCTCATCTCAGTATCCTGCCTTGGTTAGAATGTCCAATGCCTCTTGAATCTGCTCTGGTGTCAGGGCATCAATGGCATCAGTGTTGATTACATCAGGCCCAAATAGCTCGCCTGCGTTTTGCTCTTCATTCATTTTATTCTCCTCTAGTTATTGCTAGCCGTGATTGGCTAACAGGTATATCTAAACACATCAGGCAACACAGCACATCACATTCCACTCATTCCCTGGTTTAGAAGGTCGAAAAAAAACCCTGCCAGCGAGAGGGGGACTCGCTGGCAGGGTAGCTTTTTTAGCCTAGGAACTTAGCTACATTCTTGAGCAATGTCTGCCCAACTGTTTCCTCGTTGCTTAGCTCTAATAGGTTGATAGTAGCGGTAATCTCGCTGAGCTCATCCTTGCTCTTGACTCTCAGCGTAGTAGAACCCTGCCTGCCATGCTGAACATAGCTGTTAGGGTTAGTCGGCTCAACTGGCTTCTTGGAGGCATAAGTAGGGTCAATGTCTACCCTGAACTCATTGCCGTAGTTATTCCAGATTTTGACAATGTGCTTCTTTGCTCCCTCGGTGAACTTTTCAAGCTCAACCTTGTAGGTTTCGTAGTCGCTCAGTATCTTGGCTAATTCTGCCTCACGGCTAGCCTTGACCTCCTTGAGTCTGGCTACTAGTGCTAGGCGGTTTACCTTGATTGCTGTTGCTGTCATTTGTATCTCCCTCTAGTTATTGCTAGCCCTGATTGGCTAACAGGTCTATCTAAACACGCATCTTGTCCCGCTGTCTACCTTTCCATTCATTCTCTAGCATCGAATCTCTATACACTGCACTACAACTGTGTCTACTATGCATGTATAATAAATAGGGAAAGATAGGAGACATAAATGGCTAGAATTTCAGATCACCCAGTGAGACTTGCAAGGCTTAGATCGTCAATGACGCAAGCCGAGTTAGCAAAGCGAGCAGGCGTGCAAAGATCAGCCGTGACAGCGATAGAAGATGGACGTACTAAGAAACCATCTGAAGCCGTGTTAGCCGTGCTTGCACAAGCTATAGGCATATCGCTGCCGGATCTAGAAGAAGACATAAAAACATGGCAAGCAAAACCATCCACCCCGGATGTGCGTCCTGCCGTGGCAAATCTAATGACCATACCGCCATACGTATTGGGACAGTACTACAAGTCTTTTGTACAGTGGCGCAAAGAAATCGCACCATCCCCGACTGCGCTAGCATCGTTACTTAGGCTCAATGCAGCTGTAGTATCTCGCTACGAAGCCGGCGAATACAAACGTGGCATGCCAGAAGTGCTGTCATCCAAGCTCCTTAAGTCCTTTGGGCCTTACGGATTAACAACCGAATACATACTAGAACTGGAGAAACTACCCGCACATGAGTGAATTTAGCGAAGCATTAGATAACAAATTTGTTGAAGCACAAGGTCTACTACTAAAAAAACACAAAGATTACGGACCGAAGAATATCTCCCAGAGTCCTGGTAGCCCTATTAACGGACTGCGAGTTCGCATGCATGACAAGCTGGCAAGGATCAACCACCTGTATGACAGTGGACAAGATCCAGCAAACGAAAGCTTTAGAGACAGCTTTATTGATCTAGCCAACTATGCCATCATCGGACTCATGGTGATTGATGGAGATTGGCCGAATGAGTAATTCAGAAGACGTTCTGAATTTAGATTTATCTAAATTTGAATCTCGAATAGAGTCTGCTAAACCTACCAAGGAGCAGGCTCTATTCGAGCAAGTCTTAGCAGCTGCAGTGGCAGCAGATAGGCGGGGTTTCTTTGTTGAGACCCAGACTGTGATAGACCAAGATCAAAGATTAACCGAAGACAAAGTAGAATTGGTTTGGTCTACTACAAAGTTTCAGAAAGCGCTTGAGTCCCGTGGTATCAAGACGGTGGCGAATCCAAACCTAACGCTCCGGCAAGAGACGTTCCTGCAGGCTTATCTGAATCCGCTGAACCTAAAACCACCCCAGGTATTAGCTAAGCAGATGAAGATCAGTCTGTCTGAGCTAGATGGCTGGATGCGCGATAAGCACTTCGCTGGCGCATTCTCTGCAAAGAGCGAAGACAACCTAAAGAAGTACCTACCGATTGCAGATCAGGCTTTAGGGCAGTTAGTGCAATCTGGGGACATGAAAGCGATCACATTCCTAAACCAGCTGACCGGCAGGTTTGATCCAAACGCTCGGGCGAACCTGGATGTGCCAGCTTTGCTTATGCAGGTGCAAGATATCATTCTGCGCCATGTTAGAGACCCGATCACAAAGCGCAATATTGCTCGCGAGCTCGTTGCACTCGCCACAGGTAATTCACCGGCTACAGTAGTGCCAGAGCCCCAGGCAGATGATATACTAACTGTCGAGACAGTTATTGACATTACTGACGCAAAAAAGGAATAACATGTCTTCTACTCTTACATCTGAATTAGATCTATACAAAGCTGTACCAGGAACCGCAGAGCCTTTTAGGACTACTGACATTAACGCTAACTGGGACAAGGTTGACGCTTTTGCTGTCGCTACCCTGGCTTTAATTGCTACCCCTACTGCATCTACCATTAACGGTGGAACTGCATAATGTCATCGGACGCCACTAACGGTGCCCACGTAAAAGTCACAATTAACGATCTTTACAAGGAACAGCAGGAAACCAACAAACTACTAATCCAGCTAGCCAGCGAGCTAAAAGGATTATCTGACATTCCTGACAGGGTGCGTGGCGTAGAGCTAGAAATAGCCAAATTACAGTGGATCGACATCATTGCTAAGACTGCCCTAGCTGGCGCTATAGCTTCATTTATAGGCACTATTTTCTCCCTTTTGCGGTAGAATAAACTAAGACTTACAGAAGGATAATAATGGGCAGCAAGGAAGACATCGAAAGAAACATGCGCTTGCGCATGAAAGGCGTAGTTGCGTCACAAGGTTTTTCTGGAGACAAGAATAGCAAGGCAACTGCTAGTGCCGCAAAAGCAGCAGCGTCAAAGCCTGTAGATCAAGAACGTAACAGACAACTTCGCGAGACTGAAGCAAACAAGCGTTATAACGAAAATAAAGGCAACCGCGAAGCTGCTGCAAGAGCCGCAGATCGCGCAACCGCTAACAGACTAAAGCCACCTGCTGCTCCTGCTACCTCCACAGCTTCGTCTGCAAAAAAATCTGCTGTAACCAGAATGATTGAAGGGTTTAAAAGTGGCGCTGGTAAAGGCGGTCGAATTGGTGGCCTTGGTGCCCTTCGTACCGGCGGCGGCGTCCCGAGGGTTAAATAATGGCTGACTACAAAGGCGACGACGACAAGTCTCGCGAGAACTACATCGAGTACGAGAAGATGAAAAAGACTACAAAGAGTCCTGAGTACAAGAACTTGCTACAGCAGTTCATGGAAATGCTAGAGGGTCCTGCTAAGAAGTCTTACAAGCCTAACGTTTCTAAGCGTGGCACTGCAAGAAAAACTGCAGCTGCTAGCCTAAGAAAAAAGTCACAGATTCCAGCAAGCCCAACTAGATAAGGAAAATAATGAAAGACAAGAAGTACCGCCCAGAAGTGCAGGGCCCAAAGATTCCTAGCCCCCTACCAGCGAAGCCAAAGCCTGGAGCTGTTAACAAGCCAAAGCCACCAGTAGGCGGTCGCCCTCAGAAGCCTGGCCTTGTAAACAAGCCATCCTTTAACAAGCCAGCTAACGCAAAAGCAGAGGCCGTAAAGAACTGGCTACTCGGTCAGAAAAAGGGTAAGTAATGCCAGTCGTAAACGGTAAGGAATACCCTTACACCAAGAAGGGCAAAGCAGCTGCTAAGAAGGCTGCTGTTAAGGCTACGCGCAAGAAAAAGTTTTCTGGCGTAAGGTCTCAAATTTACGGCGCCTAAGCTTCTGTAGCTTCTTTTTCTTTTACAGCAGTCATTGCGTTAGCAATATGTGCTAGTCCATTCATAATAATGTCTGCAGTCTCGCAAGGAAACTCCACTTCGCAGTGAAGGCATTTGCCTGGATCATTATCATCTTCTGGCTTCTCTGGCGCGTGTAGCGCGTACACTGCATCTAGCGTGCCAAATGTTAGTGCTAGTACATCATCAAATGTTGGGTTGAGGCTCATAGTATCTCCGTTATGGGTTAGGTAACATGTTGCTTAGTGCTTTGGACTGGTCAAATGACCACTGTTTCTGTGTCTGTGAAGTTGAGTAATCCTGCAGCTTCTGACCAAGTAACCAGTTAATCAATAGTCTAGTCTTCTTTTCGGCCTGTTCAGTAGGAGTAAGAGTCTTTTCTGGCTCCTGACCTAGACCTGTGATCTTGGATATTGTGTTAATACCACCAACCTGATCAATAGCGTACTCTAGCGGGTTTCTAATGTCTCCTCCAGTACCCACCCTGTTACCCGTGGTGAGCTCAGCGAACCACTTAGGCAATGGTGATAGGTTCTGGCCTGCAAGGTTCTGTGTGCCCCTTGTAACGGCGTCTAGGCCCGTTTGACCTGGCTGTACGGTATAACCGCTAAATAAGCTGTTTAGGATGTCTAGCTGCGGTACAGCAGGCCCAAAGCCCCATGCGTCGCCTGGACCATTAGGACCCTGGAACTGAGGACCATATAAGTTGCCTGTGTTCCATGAAGCATATATTCCATTCGGATCCCAAGGATCTCCAAATGACTCTGGGTTGAAACCATTTGCCTCTGCAAACGCATATTGGATCTTAGAAGGAATAGTAATAGTACCTGGCTGTTGCACAATTAGCTGGAACACCTTAGTTGCCGCAATACGCTGCCAAGTGTAGAAGTAAACAGCACGACGCATGTACTTGCGCTCGAACGCAGACAATCCATAAACTGTTGGGTGGTAAGTTGTCACCACTTGTGCAGCTGCAACTGCAGCTTCTTCTAGCGATCCGTAAACACCACCCTTTTCAATTTCTTTAATAAAGTGTGCTAGGCGGAAGAAATTATCACGGGCTGCGCTAATTCCAGAAAGTTTGTCATTTACCTTGCTTACGCCACCGACAAAACCACCAGAAAGTGCACCAACTCCGCGCATGTCGATATCTTCTACTGCACCGGCACCTCCTCGGATAATTATGCCAAGCTCGTCGGCAAGAGCCATAACTGCGCTTTCTGGGACAAGGGTAACAGAACCTGTCGTAGAGTTAACAAAGCTAATTGTGCCAACTTGGTCGTATTTAAGTTGCATACCTTTTGGCGAAGCGTAATCCATGTATTGCTTAAAAGGATTGTCGCCTGGCTTGTATGTTGTTGAATCGTACTTAGTGAGAATTTCAAAAGCATTGCTGTAATACTTAGGAGTTACACCAGCAAGGGTATTCATAAGACCTTCACCAACAGAAGTTGTTACGTGGTGTCCAGCTCTCCAGGTTGTTTGAGATGCCTTTAAGACGCTAGTTATCATGTCAACCATGTTGACTACTTCTTGCACGGTTTCATTACTAAACGAACGTTCGTAAGTAAGATACTTTTTAATGTATTTCATTCTTTCAAGCTCACTAGCATCAAACAGCATTTCCGGATCAAGGAATTTACCAAACTCGTCTTCAGGATCGATTTTTATAAAACCCTTACTTATTTCAGCAGGAGTAAGCCCTTCATCTTTAAGTTCCCTTAAGGTTCTACCCATAGCAGAGCTATAAGCTTGACCAATACCAATTCGAGTCTGTACTGCATGTAAAGACTGTGCGTAGTTAGCTAAGAATGTAAGAGAGTTAAACGGCTTACCCTTAGCTCCTTCTTTAAGGGTGCCAACGTCTGCTCTAGCCCAAGAATACTTAACACCCATTGGGCCAAGATCGCTTGGTAGCTTAAACGCTTGCTCTTCACCAATGTCAAAGAAACCTTTAACAGAGAAAATTCTGTTTAGTTCATCTGCAAAATAAGGCTGCTTAAAGCTCTGGCTAAACACACCCATTGGGACTCCAGTTGGATCTACTCCAAACAGTGCGTCTACCATAAACGATAGATCATCTGCAATTTCTAAATTAACGTTGCCAACTTTTGCAGGTTGCGCCCACTGTAAGAATGGAATCTCAGATCTTCCGGCTTCAAAGTTTTGGTACATCTCCTTACCCCACTGCTGCACAAGCTTAAAGGCATCATCAATTTTAGCTATGTCACCTCCGTGCTTCTCGGCCAATCGTTTTAGTGAAAGAGTAAAGTAATGTGTACTTGATGTAATGTTTTTGTATTCAACGCCACCAATAATAGTTTTTCCGCCAAGACCAATTCCAAATCGACCACTCATTGCGGTCATCAAGCGAGAGCTCATCCTATTATCGGTAACTTCGCCTATGGCTACAGTTAAGATGTCTTCTAATTCATCACCAGACGCTAAGTTAAAGGATATGTTGCTACCTTCTTCTGATAGCGGTGCAGGGTTTGCAATTTCTTCTGCAAGTCTTGGTTCCTGTGCTTTTAAAGTCTGTGGAACAAGAGAACTTGCTTTTTGATACTCTTCGGCAGTTGATCTTCTTCTAGCGTCTTTACCCTTTGCCTTTTGAGTAGGTGTTACTTTCACTGTTCGCTTCGCAGCGCCCATAGCGTCAGTCATTTTAATTTCTTTTTTAGCAGCCTTATAAACTTCATCGAACTGATGCGCCACAAAAGAAGCTACCTGTGCAGTTGCATTGTCCCCAATTTTTGCTATTAAGTTCTTGTCCTCAGCATCAACAAGCTTTTTCATAAACATGTTGATAATGAGTTCTTTTACTTCGTCTGCTGTTTTGGCGTCCTTAAAAGTACCAGCAGTTTTTGCAGATGAAACCATTAGCGATTTCATAAGACCAGTAATTTTATTTAATCCACTGACGCCCTTTGCCGCTACACCAGACGCAAGAAGTTTTGTAGGGTTCCCCGGAGATGCGTTAACTAGATTAGGAAGATCACTTAGGAACTTAGTTCTAGCATTAAGTAACTCAAACAACTCAAGGAAAAAGTCCCTACTCTTTTGCATAGCCTCAGAAGCCTCAGAAGCCATTACGGCAGCAGCCCTTGTTGCGTGGATTGACAATAGCTCATCCGAGGTGTCGGCCATTGCCTGAATTACAGTGTCAATTTTTTTATCTAGGTCTGGTATCTTTTTAAGATTTATTACTTTACCGTCAACGGTTATTGGTTTAGGGTCAAGGTGCAGTGCTGGAATGAAGAAATCATCAACGTCTTTATTTGTAATTACACCATCTGTTGGGTCGGGGAGATTGTAGTTTTCGTTAAGACTCTTTTTGATTGCCTCCCACGCTTCGGTCCCTGGCTTAATTTCCTGACCAAGAGACTTGTATCTAGCCAATGTCATAAATGCGTATTCAATGTTGCTAGGCATAACGTTTTGATATTTGCTGCCAGGGTAGCGAATGGCAGCAAAAGCGGCTCCCTTGCCTGATCTAATTGCCGCTTGCAATATATCTGAAAGTGTAAGGTGAAGTCTTTGTGGTACAAAATTCTTACTTAGCTTCGTTCCAATTTTTTGTATACCATCTCGGCGAAGCTGCATCAAAAGATTTTCCTCTGTGCCAACCGGGACACCTATTAGTCTAAGTAGGCTTTCTTGAGCACCGGATAGCGTTGACTCTTCTGCGATCGCTTGCTCTGGTGTCCTATTCTTTTTTCTTACAAGAGCTCTTTCTGCGTTGACAATATTGTTTTGTCCGGAGAAACGAGCCTCAGAGCTAAAGAAGTCTAGCTTTACTGCTTCTGGAGATATGGAGAATTTAGGATCGTTAATAACACTCTTATTTCCACTTGCTGCGTCTATAATCAAATCTTTTACAGATTTGTTTTGGCTCTTAGCGAGCGCTTCTAATTTAGCGTACGGTCCATATTCAAGCGCATTTCTAAGAACATACTCAAGCCTAAATCCAGCAGTTTCTGATTCACCTCTGTAGATAGAATCAAGGTAGCTAATAAGTTCTTCAGCAGAACTTAGTCTTAAGTTGGTGGCATCGTCTACAAGCTCTTCGGTTGTTTTTGCACTTGCGCCGGGCGTACCGCTTACAACCTCATCGATGATATCGGAGATCTGTTTATCAACTTCACCCTCAAGATCCATTGCTTCTTCAACAATCTTTCCCACCTCAGGAGCGTTAACTATTCCAATTGCAGCAGCAGCGTTCTCGGTTGTAGCGTTCACTCCCTTGCTTTCAAGGAATCTAGCGTAGCTACTAGCTTCCTCTTCTAGGTCTGCTAATTTTTTAAAGTCTTTCGACATTTTGATTAGTGTCTTATTTACAAGCTCAACAGTTGTCTGCGCTGGATCGTTAGTGGTTCCTATTGCTTTAGCAAATCTTTCAAGTCTGTTTGCGGTGGGCTTCAACCTGCCAGCTGCGAGCTCTGCGGAAATGTAATCTAAAAGTTCTTCTTTTGTCGTAGCTGATTCGGATAGCTTCTTACCTGTCTTAGGGTCAATAACTTTGTTTGCGTAATCGAGAATCTCGGTCTCTATCTGAGAGTAAGAACTTTTAATTTTGCTAGCTTGACGACTTATCGCAGAACGAGTCTTTTTGCTTGCGTTTATTGCGTCAACTATTTCTGCGCTCTTTAGACTATTACTTGCAGCAACAGTATCCTGTATATCCTGTGCGCTGCCCGGTACAGCAGGTAAAGCTTCTTCAACAGCCACTGGAGGAGTAATCTGTGCGGCATCTTCAAGTTGAGCAACTTTAGCGGATTCGCTAGCCTTTGCAGCGTCAACCTTTTTCCCGGTCTTTGGATCAGTAAAGCGGGTGTCCTCTAGAGTCTTAACTTGAGTCTTAAGCTTGTCAAAACGCTTAGAGTATCGCTGTTGCAGAACAGTACTTTTTGAAACAGCTTCCATAAATTTAGCTCTGTTTATTAAGGCAGTCTCGTTTTTAATTGCACTAGTAGCAGCTTTTCCTAGGTTTCCTCCAGCTTTTACCGCACCAATAGCATAAGTAACGTCGCCAGTTTCTTTTGCGTATTTACGAGCCTCTTTATTTATTTTCTTATTGCTTATGTCAGCAGCACGCTCAGCACGCTTAAAGTCATAACCACGAAGAACTCCAGTTAAATAGTTTCCAAGTTTTTGTCCCTGAGTAAGCGGTTCTGCAACCGGGACAAAAGCGCGAGTAACGTCCGGTAGATTCATTGCAGCAGCTTCAGTAGCAGAGCGAACAACTACGGCATTTGCTTTATTCGCAGCTGATGCTAATCGTGTTCCTGCAGCAGCACCTTTTACACCGGCGATAGTTCCGCCAGTAATGTAAGTTGTTGGGTCTAGACCAATGTCAAGTGCAAGGCCTAACCATGTTGAAACGTTTTTGTCTACGCCTAGATCGCGAAGGTTCTCACTATAAGTTCTGCGTTCCTGAACACCCTTTACCGCTGCCCCGGGAACAGATAACGGATTAAGAAGATCAAGCAGACCACCAAGATCGCCACGCTGGATAGCGGAAACATTTTCGCCCACCTTTCTAGTGATACCAGCTGAAGCATATCCTCCTGTAGAAAGTATGTCAATGATCGACTGGCCAAGATTCCATGCCCCAGTTTTTTGATTGGCTGACATGCCGGCGTTAGCTGCTTCAGCGTTGAAAGCGCCAGAAGTTTTACCGGAAGCGCCGGCAAGTGCTTTGAGTATCTCAGGGTTTAGGGCCATAGCTAAATCCTACTATATTAAAAGCTACTAGCGATGGCTTCGATAAGTGCGCCCATTTCCCGTTCAGATAACTGACCACCCGCATATTTTGTAGCATCGGCAGTAGCTGCTACTTTGTTCCACTGTGTCAATCCCGCTGAGGTCGGGCTAGTTCCGCGAGTAGACATCCAGTTAAAGTAGGCCTGCTCAACTTTTGTAGGGTTAAAGTTAGGGTATCCTGCCTGTGTTCCGCGAGCAATTGCTCTAGTAAGCGGATCAGCATTTTTAAGTAATTCTTGAGCTTGCTCAGCAGCAAACTTATCGGCTGCGTTTTTTGCATTAGCCAAGGCTGCTGCAGCAGATGCTTGTGCGGCTTTCTGAGATTCGCCATACTGGAATTTAGCTTCGGCAGCCTTGGCTCTAGTTTGGAACTCACCGGTGTCTAGAGACTGTTGGTAATTCTGAAGATCACGCTGAAGACTCTGTATATCTCTACCTTGCTGGTATCCATAGCTCTGAACATCCTGAGAGATAACGTCTTGAGCGTTTGCTCCCATTGCGCTAAGTAATCCTTGCCAGTTTGCAGAGTTTACGCCTTCAACGTTTTTTGCGCTTGCAGCCTGCTCCGAAGCTACGTCACCCAGACGAGCTGAAGAAACATCACCAAGTCCCATGCTTTGTAGTACTGCTTCGTTACCAGAAAGTCTTGCAGCTTCAGAGGCGTCAATATTTGCGTTAACTGCAGTAGATCTAGATGCGGCAGCACTTGAAAGTGCATTGTATGCTGCGGTTGTGCTTGCTACGTCGCTTCTTCTTGCAGTAGTTAGCTGACCAAATATGTTTTCAATCTCACCTTTGTTTGCAGCGTAGCGACTATTTGCAGCTGCTCTTTGCTTTTCAATTAAAGCAAACAGAGGATCAAATATTGCAGCAGTTGGATCTCCTGCAGGTGCGCCAGGTCCACCAAGGCCACCAGGAGTAGGAGTTGGAGTAACAACACCTACTCTCTTACCGTCCCAGCCATCGCGACCATCAGCGCTTCTTGGGCCAGAACCAAAACCAGTTCCGGCACCAGCACCAGGCTTTGGCGGTGCGGGTTTAGCTGGCACACCGTAAGGGTTAACTTGAGCTCTTTGTGTTTGCTGACTAACTTCTCCAAACTTTTTTCCAAACTGTCCTAGTCCGGCAAAAAAGTCTGCTATTGGATTGTTCTTAAAAGAATTTCCAGTATCACCATAAAGACTCATGTTAGTATCCTAATCCTAGTTCTTTGTACTTGTCGGTCAAGCTAAATAGCTCAGCCAAAGATGCACGACGAGCACCAGCACCGATTGATCCATAGCTAGTAGGGTCTTTGAAGAAGCCCCCTAGGTTTGGATTTGCTCCGTAAAGAACATCTTGCTGGTTTTGCTGAGCGTTTATGCCAGCCTCTTCTTCCCTGCGCTGAGCAGCGGTTCTACCCTGAATGCCAGCAAAGTCTTTTGTAACCATCTTTGGAGATCTAAAGCCACGGGAAGCATATCCACCAGCGGTTCTTTGAATAGCTTCTCTTTGAGCTTGGGCGCGGGTTAAGTCGTTTTCAACTAATCTAGACTTTGACTGCCCAATGTTGTACTGGCTTTGGGTAAGACCAGGAATATAGGTTTCGTTGTAATAAGCCTTTAAAGCTTCTTGGTATAAAGGGTCGTTAAGAATGCTAGCCATTGGATCGGCTGCACCAGCGCTTCCTGTAGTTGCCATTATTTACCGTACCTTAAGACACTGGAGCTAGCAAAGGCACCTTTTTGATTTGCCTTAGTTCTGGCTCCAAGAGCGTTCAACTTGACTTTTCTTTTTCTTTCACGGTCAGCATATCCAGTTTTATCAACTGGACCGGCTGTTGGGTTGTAGCGACCGGATCCGTAAACCTTTTTGCCGGCAGCGAAAGGATTGTATTGACCTGTGTTAGGCATTAACTTGTCCTGTCTGACGTCTTAGCTTTTGTTCCAATCATCGGAGTAATGCTAAATATCTGGGCTGGCGATGTATCAACTGTCCCGTCACAGTTTAAGTACAATTCAAAGTATACCCTACGGAAGCGTAGTCCGTGGTCCAGTTTAAGGCTTAGGCGCTGTTTGTAGGTGTATCCAGTGTCTACTAGGGTGGACACAAAGCTTGCTGTAGCCGTAGGGTTATCCCAAACACCATCTGCTTTATCCCATGTAATAAACTCGGTGTCGCCCGCGCCCGAGTAATCCAAGGCATCCCAGCTTGCCTGTGTTGCTGATAGGGATACAGGGAAAGCTTTTGCTGTGACGGTACCAGACGCCATTACGTCAGCGGCCCACCAGTACATTCTTTTCCATTCGGTGGGGGATTGGAAGTCATAGATTTTAGTACGCAAAATACACTCAATAGTTTCAGGATCACTATCATCGTGTGTGTGATCAATCATTTTGTACATTTTCCATTTTGCAGCAGTTGCGCTAGCTGAAACACCATAGGCAAACTTAGCTTCGCCAATGTTATTTGCCTGAGTCGGGACCTGTACTAATCTACCGATTTCAGTGCTTGATTTCCAAGTTGACCATGTTCCGGTTTTAAGCTGGGCAACATAAATCGAACCACCGTAATTAACTATTGCTCGAGAACCAAGTATTGATACCGAGTAACGGATCTTTAAGTTCTGAGACCCGGCAGCTTCTTCAAACCTAACTTTTTGATCGTTTAAGGATGTGAAGTTTCCATTGTTGTAAAGGTATAGCTGATCAGCACTAAGTACAAAAAGGCTGTTCTCGTAACGTGCTATACAGTATTGGTTTTCAGCTCCAATACCGTCCTGCACTTTAGCAATGACTCCTTCTTCTGGAAGCTCGCTAAATGTGTATCTAAACGTTGAGGCGTTTCTAAAAATTGTAATGTCGTTGTATCCAGCAACTAGACCAGTGATCCATTGGCCATCTCCGCCATTTACGGAAACTAGGTTGGTTGCAGATTCCCACCAGCGCCAGTCCTTACCAGGGAATCCGTCTATTTCTCCCGAGATGTTTGACCAGTACATGATTGATTGAGAAGCGCTGTCTAGTGGGCCAAACAAGAATAAGCGTTCTTGGTGTAGCTCGATACCCCTACCGGCTGGCATGGTTGCAATTGTAGAAGTGTTTGATCCCGTTACGGTCCAAAGCCCAGTACCGGCGTTATATCCTGGCGCTCCGTTGGCGTTCCAGTACGCACCTGCACCGTTGATACGGCACATAATTACATAGTCTTGATACTGCACAAAGTCAGCTGCAGGAAAATTCCAAATCTCAGTCCAAGTGCTAGCCAAGTTCCAAACGTATGTTTTAGTAGGAGATACAACTATTGCGGATCGCGTACCATTTTGAGACACGTAGTAACCGAGAATGTTAAAGAATGTGTTGGCTTCAGGGAAGGTTGTACCCGTGTCAAATATAGAAGGCCTAGAGGACAAAGCACCAGTTGGCGAAAATTCTAGGTTCTGCAGGAATGGAACTTCTGTCTCAGCAATAGCCGAAGGATCCCAGAAGTTGTTTAGACCTCCGGAGAAGTTATTTAGTACGGCAGAGCGTTCCCGTACTATATCAGACATAATCCAACGGGTCCGGTAGGATCTGCTCGTACAGATCGTTCTGTGACAGGTTCTCCTTTAGATACATGCGGTCTAGGCCTTCTCTAAACTGTCCAGCTTTTGCTTGTGCAGCTGCGTAGTTTTCGTCAAACTCAAGAGCTTGAATCATGCAGTAGTTAACAAGCTCATTAAGGTAACGGTCTGGAATAGCTAAGGCGCTTGCTGATGTGGTTACATCGGTAGGCATCTTAACGTATTCGAGCTTTAATCCGTTTGTGTAATCTTTGTCTGGGACTGGGTAAAAAGTAATTATGCCGGCACGCTCGTACCAGATAAGTGGCATGTCTGCTTTTTGCTCTGACTGAGGGTCCTGCTGAAGAATGTACTCTCTAGCTCCCTGAGCAGAAAGGTTTCTTACCGGTCTGTTATTTACCGAAACAGCCTCAATGTACTGAACCTTGTCAGTTGGGAAGCTGTATTCAGCCTGACCCTTTACAACGTTTGAGTACTTGACGTCTTTTAGAATTGCGTTATTGTTTACGATCTCCTGTTGGCCATCGTTGATCCAGCGAATAATCGCCTCATCGGTGATCTGGGCTCCAGAGGAGTCTCCAAACTGAGTCTTAACGCGGGTTATGACGTCTAGGGCAGTTTTAGTAAATAGTTCTGCTGGCATTACTTCCTAAGTACCTTTCCATTGTGGCGGTATTCGTTCTTGCGGGAACTTACGATGGACTTCATCATGTCCTTCTTTTCCTCCATCCATTCTAGCTCACGCTTGGCCTTCATGGCGGCTTCAGCCATTTCTAAAATCTGAAGCCTATTTACTTTTGAGTTTGGGTCGTGCATGTTGTTTTCTACAAGCCAAGCAACAAGCCTTTGATCCACTTCAGACTCCCGCATGTACCTGATTACGTACGGAGGTAGCATGTGGGGCTCATCTACTAGCGCAAATGGCCGTTCTGGATCAAAAGATGGATGTAGCGAATCTACTCGGATTAATCTAACTGTCGGAAAAAGGTCCCGAATAACCTCAGCAACCCTACGGTGATCCGTTGAGTATAGCCCGTCAATCTTGTCAAATTCTATATAGCTCATATTTATTGCCTCCTAAGTTAAGTATAAAGTAAAACCCGTGGGGATAGATGAGACGGGTCTATCCCCACGGGCAATTATTTACTGTTTACTTCTCGGTGATGTTAGATAGTACCGCGTGTGCGTTTCTGCGGTAGGTACCTAGCTGAGAGTACTGGTAGTAACGTGCTTCGTATGCGTCGGTGTCTGCGACACGTGACCACATAGAACCATCGCGGTCCATCCATGCCCAGTCGCGCTTGCGGTTAACCACAATCTCTTTCGAGCTTAGCGCGTACAAGGTGCTTGGTGGAGCTGCGTAGTCCGATACGAACTTGATTGGCTTGCCAACTGCGTCGAATGAGAACGCACGCTGACCACCCTCAAGGGTTGCACCGTTGGTGAACTGACGTAGACCCTGTAGCAAGTCCCAGTAAGCGTTGAAAACGCCTGGGCTAGCTAGGATTACATCTACATCTCCACCCTGCTTGTCAACCTTCTGAACTAGGTTGATCAAAGCCAACTCAGTTAGAGCGCCAGTGGATACTCCTGGGGTTCCAAGAGCAACCTCTGTAGCTGCCCATACTGGGTAGCTGGCTGGGTCGATTTCGTGTAGTTCACCAGTAGCCTTAACGATTGCACCTAGACCAGTCCATTCCTTACCGAAGGAGTTTACTCCGTTGGAAGAACGAACTAGGAAGTCACCAGCGCTGATGTTGGTGTTGAAGGTACCAAGAGTACCGGACACTGTAATTACGTTGGTTGTTTCGTTAATTGCTGTGATTTCTAGCGAGCTTGCTGCACCTGACTGCTGCTTTACACCAGTTGTTGGGTCAACCACGTCAAAGGTCATTCCGACCTGTAGGTAGTGGTCAGTGTCAACGGTCAAGGTTGAAGAAGAAGGCTGAGCAGTAACTACTGCCAACTTACCTGAGCCATCTCCGTAAACCTGACGGTTTAGATCGTTAGCTAGGTCTTTTCTTAGGCCCTTGATTTCGTTGTCAACAACGTTGATGAATGACTGGTAGTTCTCGGATGCCTGCTCGAATAGCTGTCCGTCAACCTCAATAGAACCGTATAGGTTTGTGAGGTATAGGTGAGCTTGCTTGTACTTCTGAGCTCCGGCAACTGGTAGCTTCTCGCGAACGCCACGTGCACCGATTCCCTGGTTACGTCCAATGTGAGTATCGAAGATAACTTCTTTACCGTTTTGTGTAATGTTAGCTGCTGAAGACTCAATGAGCTGTAGCGCAGGGTTCTTGTCCCTTAGCTGCTCGTGTAGATCTCCATAAACCAACTTGATTGCTTCTGACGCAAAGGTCAGAATTGAGGTTCCTGCCATGTGAATGACTCCTATGATTTAAGAAAGAGGGATTATTAGTATCATTTGGCCCTGACTCGGAATCGGCTGTACCACTGACATACCTAGAATACCATAAATCCTCGGGATACAAGCAAACCCGTCCACTGCTTTCGCTAGTGAACGGGCTTACTTATGTATTAAATAGAGTTTCTTTGAGCTTTGGTCTGCTCTTCAAACATCTGAATAAGCATTGCTTTTTTGTCGTTAAAGTCCTTAGGAATAGTAAGGGGTGTTGTCTGAATAGAGTTTCCTCCATTAGCACCTATTACCGTTGGGGCTGGCTGGCTTGGGAGCTGGCCTTTTTCGTTGTAACGAATGCCGGTGATCTCAGCAAGTTCACGTGCTGCTGTGTAGACAGTTGCGTCTTCACCACGCTCTAGCTGGATCTCCATTAAACCTAAAATACGGTTCTGAAGTTCCGGAGAGATGTCGTACTTAGAGTTTAGATCTTCAAGCTGCTGGCCAAGCACTTCCTGCTCTTTAGCAACTTCAGCTTCAAACTGAATGTTTTCTAAGTACTCTTGCTGCTTAGAAATTAGCTGGTCCCGAGCTTCAAATTCTTTTCTAATTGCCGGGTTTAGCTCGTAGTTCTCATCTTCGCCATCTTCAATAGCATCAGCCTGCTCTTCTACGGCTTCAGCTTCTTCCAATAGACCCTGCTGACGTAGGTTTTCTGCAAGTGTACGGTAAAGGTATACCGGATCATTTAGCGCAACGTCTGCTAAGCGAAGACTATCGCGGATAATGTCAGGCTGTAAACCGTTGTCAATAAACTCCTTAAATGGAGTGAACTTTTCTAGCTGCTGCTGAAAGTTACGATCCTGTTCCTGAAGGTGAGGAATTACCTTACTGTGCCATGCTTCCGGAATTTCGGCAAGCAACCCATCGTAAGCCGGGTGAACCTTAGAGTCGTTAGCTGGCTCTACTGCTGGTGTATCTGGTGTTTCAATTGCAGGGGCTTCCTCAACCGGGGCCTCTGGATTTATATCGAATTCTGTCTCAGACATATGTCTCTTATCCTAACTGTTCTTGAGTGAAGCCAGATTGGTCCGGCTGTGTACCTGGTGATTGTTCTTCTTGCATTCCATCAGCTGAAGGATCTTCTATGGCACCGCCACGTAGAGCTTCTTGCATTTGCTTCATCATCAAAGCGTTCTCGTGGATCGAGATGTGCTTCTGGAATTCTTTCTTAACAATATCAGGCAAAATCTCATATGCCTGAGACTTGCGGAACCTGTTGTGAATTTCAATGTGAACTGCGTGGTTATCCCAGCCATTGACTGGGATAACTGCCGGTACCTGAAGTGGCGCACCGGTTGTTGGGTCGATCTTGTCTATGTCACCGTTTGCAGCTCCAGCATTCCAAGCTTCCTCAACTTGCTGTGCAATTTCATCAGTAATCTTCTTCATCATCAAGTTCTCACGCTGAGCAGCGTTTTCGTCGATCTTGATTACGTTGTAGTACTGCTTGAGCATACCCATCTCTAGGATACGTAGGCCATCTTCTGGGCTAATGAAGCCCATCTTCATCCATTCAGTAACTAGGGCCTGGCGAGCAGACTTGCTAGTTGGAAGAGCTGATCCGGACTCGATCTTAATGTCAGTTCCAGAAGCAACGTCAGATCCAGAAAGCATCATAGCGTCGAATGAGCCATCGGATCCGGTGATCTTGATCATGCGCTTTTCTTCTACGTACTGCACAAAGAGAGACAATGCCTGACGAGCAATCTTTTCAACACCAGCTTCGATGCTGTTAAAGATTGTTGTTAGATAAGCATCGTCGCGCTCGCCAAGGTAAGCCAAGGCGGTTGCTGCTGTAACCCCGGATCCAGACTCGCCACGGCTAATCTGGTGCTGGCCTGAGATGTCCTCAAAGTCCTGCTGAAGCTGAGTAATCTCTTGAAGCACGTAGTTAGGTAGTGGCTGAATAGGAACTGGGGTAGGCATGGAGAATCCTGGGCGTACTGGAATCCAGATACCAGCGCGAGCTGTGATCTTCTTTGGATCTACAGAACCTTCGGCGTACATCATCTGTGGCTTAGCCATCAGGTTCTTTGCGTGGATAATCTGTGATCTTGTACGGTTAAGCTCACGCTGCAACGGGATTAGCGTCTTTATAACTGACCGACGGTAGAACTTTCCGTTCTGGATGCCGTGTAGGTGAGCAAAAGGGTATTGTCCATGGTGGTAAGGAATACCAGTGTTGGACAACTGAACTATCTCACTGTCTACGATTGTTACAAGGCCACCCTGAGGTAGGTAGGAGATTTGGTTTGGCTTGATCCAAGCCTCAATTACCAATACGGCATCAGGCTTAGCCGTGTCTACTCCACGAAGATCCATGATGGCTGCATCCTGAATTTCACTTGCGTTTACTTTTGTTGGAACAAAGTCTTTAGGTAGTACGGACTTAAAGTTCTGCTTTACCCATTGCTCGCTCTTGGTGTATACGTTAAAAATATAAGGCTGTTGTTCTAGATCTTCTTGAGATAGATCTGGGATAAACAAATGGAACGGAGAAACTACTTCAAACTTAACGTCACCAGTAGCGGAAACTGCCCTTCGGACTGTCTTTCTTCCCGTCATTGGGTCTACAAGTGTCTGGTTTTCATAGTGCTTGATGGTTGGATCCCAGAAGCATTTAATGAATCCATTACCGCAAACTGCACGCCAAAACTCTGCCTTCTGAAGAATCTCAGTTTGAAAATTGTTCCTGTCATATACGGATTGCCAAACTTGCTCACCGGCAGTTGCGCTTAGTAGATCTTCTTCATCGTTTGAAGCTGGCACTACGGCTGCGGATGGTTGCTGGGATGTAGTCTTTGCAATCTCTGTGCGGATTACTGGCTCAATACGGTTAACGGTAATGCGTGGTAGATTGGCTGGGTTAGGCTCTTCCATAAGGCCTTCTTTGCCGTTAATGGTTCCCCAGTTGTGGTACTGCTTGCCGTTGTAAAAAGCAATCTGAAGGTACCAGTCAATTTCTTCGTTCTTTCGAGCTGACTTGCACTTCTCGTATTCGGCTTTGATCCAAGCTACTAGCTTCTTTGAGTCTTGGTCTTTTTTAAACTTATTAAGAATACTGTCTTCAACAAGCTCACCAGGCATGGCTGGATCCTTTTGGTAGAGGGCTTGATCGGCTACGGTAATTTCCTTGCCGAGTTCGTCAGTCGCCATTATTTATATCCAAATCTTTCCAGAGTTCCTGCATGCGCTTTTCGTCGGCCAAAAGTTGCTCGTATTCTTCGCCCGATACATAAGGTCCATTATAGCCTACATCTTTGATTGGCTCCGGTGTAGCAGCCTGAATCATTTGATAAGCTATTGGGTCTTTACTTGCTAGCAGATTTAATGCTTGGCTTAGTAATCTTTGCTGTTCCTTTGCTGCTTGCCTCTGTAGCTCCAGCGACGACAGAAGGGTCTCCAGCGTCGGCTTTATTACTTTCAGGTTGAACAGGCTTATTAGTGCTAGCGACGCTAGCAAGGCTAGTGACAAACTCGCCAAGTAGAGAGTTGACATTCTGGGTTAGCTCCTTTATTAGTCTCGGTGATGCTTCGATCTGATCTTCTAGTTTTGCAACCTCTGCCTTTAGCTCAGAGGTGTCTTTCTCATAAACTGCCTTGAGAACAAATCCAGCAAAAAGCGCTAGATCTTGTAGGCACATGTCGCAAAGGTAGGCCCCGCGATTTGTCCCGCTAATCATGCCGAGATCCCACAGCTTATTAACATTTGAGCAGGCAAGGCAAACACCAGGAAACGGCGCTCCAGCTTCATAAAATCTGTAACTTCTATCGAATATGTTAGTCATCTCATCCTTCTAGGTTTTGCGTCGTGCCGAAATTCTTCCAGCTTCTTCCCCAAGAATCGCTGTCGTCAGTATCGGAGATTGGTGTGACGGGAGAAAAACGTTCATGGAAAAGGCTATGGAACCTCTCGTCAACTTCACGGCCGGCCATCTTGTCTGGGGTCAAGTCGTCCATGAAAGTCATTGCATACTTAAGAGCATCATAGCAGTGGTTGTTCACGTCTCTAATGTCTTCTTGTTTATTGTGCTGCTCTGCCATCTTAGCAGATGCCCACTTCTTCCATTTGAGTTTTGGCAACTCAGCTATTAGATGAGGGCAATCATCCGTAATCATCAAGAATGGTTTCTTTGTCTTAGGGTTCATCTTGAAGTACTTTTGAAGCCTCTCCAAGCCTACCCTACGATCTGTGGGGATAGAGTCAACCGAGATGTAAATTCCGGCTTTCTGGTATTCCTGCAAAATTGAGGTACCGCTGTGCTCCTTGGTCTGCTTGATCGCTGGATCTCCAGTAGTTAGCCAAACGTCACAGCCATAGTTATCCTCTATCTCCTTGGTTATTTTATTGACTATCTCTGCATGCTCAGCCACGGTCTTCTTGGCGGCATAGTGCTCCCTAAACACTGTGATTGTTCCATCCGGAGCTATTGCTAGCCATAACCAAACGGTGGGGTTAGTCCAGCCAGAGTCCATGGTTCGCACGATTCGATAGCCCTGCTTAGGTATAAAGACACCTTTAGGAATGCAGTGAGTTACCGGTGAGAAGTCTGGGAATACGGCTCCACCAAGGTGCACATACTGTCCCTTAGATCTAACTTCTCTCTCTTCAGGAGATAGCATGTCAAGGAACTTCTCAATAGCTTCTTTAGATAATGAAGGGTTGTCATAGATCTCGGCTTCGGTGATGCCGATGTTCTTCTTACCTTCTTTAGCTGGCGTATAAATCTCGTCAAAGATCCACTCCATACCTTCAACTGGGGTCTGGGACATCCACCAAACACCTCCGGTGTCAACCAGTCGGGCTAGACACTCCTTAAATATTGACTGTGGGCACTCCTCGTCAAAGTGAATAAAGTGCCTAGAGGATCCGGCAAACTTATCTAGATCCTGGTCCTGGGACATAAACTCCACAAACGATCCGTTATTCAGGGTCAGCACGTGGCGCTCTTTAGAGTAGCTTTGCTCCCAGGATCCATTGATCAAAAAGCTCTTTGGTAGCCACTGCTTGTAAAGCGGGAGGATGATCTTATCCACACCGTTTAGAAAGTCAACCGCTACTACTCGTCCCCGTATTGGTCCATCGGGTACGTCTCTAAAAGGATGTGAGGCGGTAAGCCACCAGATTGCTTCAATAGTCGAACCAAGTGACTTACCAGATCGGTTTCCTCCAATGTAAAGACGATCCGCGTGTACGTCACTGTGGAACTGCTTCTGCTTATCACTCGGGATATAGTCATAGAGATTAGGCTGTCGGCTTGCCTCACTGAGGCCTTCCCCGAGTTGAAGAAGAACGGAAGCCACATCGTACGTCTCCTTAGCCATGAATTAATGATACAAGCTCTCGAAGGGTTAAGCGAACTAGCGTGTCGCTATGGGTCTCTATGTTGGTTCTTAGGTAGATCAGATCGCTAAGCTTTGCGTAGGCCCACCATTCGCCGGCTCGGGGGTACCCAACACCAGCACGCTGAGTAACAAGAAAACCAAACTTGCCATCAGCGTTAGCTTTTTCAATTTCGGCTTCTTCATACCATTTCCTTATTTGTTCGTAGCTGGCGTCTTTGGCAGACTTCCCGCCTTTGATCTCAAATACAATAAGACCATAGCTTTCACGTAGCCAAACGTCTCCTTCATCGGCTGATCCTTTCAATACGTTACGGTGAGCTGTCATTGGGTCATAGCCAACTGATAAAAGGTAGTTTCTAACGGCGGTCTCGGCACGTGTGCCAATGTCTTTAGATTTACTCAAGAGTGTCTCCTTCTCTGGTATTCTATTAGCTATGGGTTTTTCAGGCGGTACACAACTAACATATCAGGAACTTAAGGATCTTCACCTTAATTCTGATGTTGACGAAAACCCGCTTGCTTACCATCATACACTAGGTCCGTTGGCTGGGCAGGCTAGCCCCGGAGATCACGTGCATGATGGTAAGACATCTAAGAGAATAAGTTTTTCTGATATTGAAGGCGGCTTGTGGAATATCGACGGCGGTATTCCTAGCACAATTTATACGCCGATCCCAGTTTGGGACGGTGGAGGAGTCTAATGGCAGTAATACTACAGCTCAGACGTGGCACAGCCGCTGAGTGGACTGCTGCTAACCCAGTTCTTGCTCAAGGTGAAATGGGCGTTGAGACCGACACGCTCAAAATCAAGATCGGTAATGGATCTACCGTATGGACATCGCTACCTTACTTTACCCAAGGAGCTACTGGTCTAACTGGACCTACTGGCCCTACTGGCGCAACAGGTGCAACAGGTCCAACTGGAGCAACTGGCCCTACTGGTCCAAAAGGTGATACTGGTCTAACTGGAGCAACTGGTGCTACTGGACCACAGGGTATTCAAGGTATCCAAGGTGTCAAGGGTGATACTGGTCTAACTGGCCCTACTGGGGCTACAGGACCGCAGGGTATTCAAGGCGTTAAAGGAGACACTGGAGATACTGGGCCAACAGGCCCAACTGGTGCTACAGGTGCTACTGGCCCGCAGGGTGTCAGCATTACCCTTAAGGGCACTGTTGCTAACGTAGGCGCTTTGCCGTCAAGCGGTAACGCAGTAAACGATGCCTACATCGTCTCAGCTGACGGAGATCTTTATGTTTGGAATGGTACTGCCTGGAACTCAGTTGGTCAGATTGTAGGACCTGAAGGACCTACTGGGCCCACTGGGCCGACAGGTGCAACAGGTGCTACTGGTCCTCAAGGTATTCAGGGTGTCAAGGGTGATACTGGTGACACTGGGCCTATAGGTCTAACTGGTGCTACTGGTCCTCAAGGTATTCAAGGTATTCAGGGCGTAAAGGGTGACACTGGTGACACTGGGCCTATAGGTCTAACTGGTCCTGCTGGCCCAACAGGTGCTACTGGTGCTACAGGTGCGACAGGTGCAACAGGTGCAGGTGTCGCAGCCGGCGGAACTGAAGGGCAGATCCTTGCTAAGAGCTCAGCTACAGACTATGACACTGAATGGATCGACAACTTTACTGGACAGGTCAAGCACCTTGTAAAGAACAACACTGGCGTAACAATGCCAAAGGGCTCAGTTGTTTACGTGTCCTCAGCTGACGGTACGAACATGAATGTGTCGCTAGCTGACGCTGACACTGAAGCAACGTCATCAAAAACTATGGGTCTTTTAGAGGCTGCACTAGCTACTGGTGACATCGGTTACGTAGTTACTGAAGGTTTACTTGCTGGGCTAAACACTAACGCTGCTACCGCTGGGCAGGCGGTATGGCTGTCATCTACCGCGGGGCAGTTTGTATTTGGATCACCGCCAGCTAAGCCAGCTCACAGCGTTTACTTGGGTGTTGTTACCCGTGTTCAGAGCAATAATGGTGAAATCTTTGTAAAGGTTCAAAACGGCTACGAGCTTGAAGAGTTACATAACGTATCTATTACTAGCCCTGCAGATGAGCAGGTCTTAGCTTATGAGGCTGCAACTGGTCTTTGGAAAAACGTAGCAGCATCTGGTGGTGCTAGCGTAACAATTTCTGAGACGGCACCAGCAAGCCCAACAGCTGGAAACGTCTGGTTTAATTCTACTGAGGGAACTTCTTATATTTACTACGATAGCTTCTGGGTTCCGATCTCTCCGCCAAAAGCAGCAACTACTGTTATCTCCTCAGCTAGCGCCCCAGCTAACACAAACGTAGTTTGGTACAACACTGAAAACGGAAACGCCTATGTTTATTACGACGGCTTTTGGACATCTTTATCTGGGGATTCAAAGACCTTCCCAATTCAACTTAATGGGCAAATCATTTCTGCTAGTTACGATATACCCGCAGGCTATAATGGAGTTAGCGCAGGACCGATCACAATAGCCAGCGGTGCTGTAGTTACCATCCCTACTGGATCTTCTTGGAGCATCGTATGAGTGAACTATCTGTAGGTGAGCTACGTGGGCTGACTGTAAACAACAACGTTATTACTATTGCTTCTGGCCACAAACTTTCCATCCCAGGGCATGTTTTGCAAGTCGTTCAAAGCTCATTTAGCACGCAAGCCTACTCCACCTCAGGTAGCTTTGTGGATACAGGATTAACAGCGACAATTACCCCAACGTCAGCTTCAAGTAAGATTTTAGTTTTAGTTTCTCAGGGTTTTGCCGTTCAACATAACAACGGTGGAAACTGGGTATCGGGCGAATTTGCTGGCTTCAGGGGAACTACTCAGCTACAAACTGTTTATCTTGAAGCAAGAGTTGGGTATGGTCAAGGAACCGTCTTGACCGTAGCTTCGAATTACAGCCTAAACTTTTTAGATTCACCTGCAACCACTTCTGCAACCGTTTACAAAACCCAATTTAAAAATGGTGGAACAGGTACCTATGCTAATTACAACAATACCTTAGCAACAATTACTTTAATGGAGATTGCGCAATGAGTACATTAAGGGCAAGTAATATAGAAGACCTTGGTGGGGTAAACCAACTTGTAAGGCCAGGAACCGTTGTGCAGGTGCAAACTGTTAGAAGTGACTCAAGAACAACTATTGCTTCAAATAACTCAGGTGACGGAACTACTATTACTCAGTTGAATTTGAGCATTACTCCAAAATTTGCAAATAGTAAACTAATTATGCAGTGGATGATAAACGCAGAAGGTAACCACGACACTGTTTTTTTAATTCACAAAAACGGCTCTTTAATAACAACCGCTGGCGCAACTGGCTATAACGCTGAGTCTGGAAACGTTAGATGGTCTGGAGTTGCAGCTGGAGCCTGGGACAATGATAATTCCACTACTCCTAGCAACTACTTTATTCAATACGAGTGTATTGCTGGCTCTACTTCCCCACAAGTATTTGCCCCAGCAACAAGAGCTTCCTATGGTACAAGTCAGACTCTTTTCTTAAACAGAACAGTTAGAAGCACAGGCCAAGATAATGATGAAACAATGATTTCAAACGGAACAATTTGGGAGATAGCACAATGACATCAACAATGAGATTTGACAGATGGCAAAACAGCCTTGGTCAGCCATACGGTACAGTGCTGCAGGTTGTTCAAGTGGTAAAGACGGATGTGTTTTCTACTGCTAGTTTGACAATGGTTGACATTACTGGACTAGCAGCATCAATAACACCGCGCTTTGCTTCATCAAAAATACTTGTTCAATTATTTATAGGCACGATAGACCCTTCGACAGATAACATGATGGCTGGAGATATAACTAGAAATGGAACAGCTATTGGAATTGCGGATGCCTCAGGAGTAATAATTAGAGCTGGCTGGAACGTTGGTATTGTTGCAGGAAATAAAGGCCAAACCGTTAAGTATGATTTTTTAGATTCTCCAGCAACCATAAGTCCTATAACCTATCAAGCCAGAATGAGGAACTTTGCTGGAACTGGTTTTATTAACAGAATGTCTGGAGAAACAAATAGCACTAACTTCTCTCGCACAATCTCAACAATCACATTAACAGAAATCGCACAGTAAGGAAAATAATGAACAGAACATTCGGAATAGTAGAAGCAATACAGTCTTTAAAGCCTGGTGCACAGTGGAGCCTAAATGGTGACGACTACGTTGGCCTTGACTGGCTAGATGAAGAGCAAACTCAGCCAACTGAGGAAGAGTGCCTAGCAGAGGCAGCAAAGCTACAAGCTGCTTATGACGCACTAGGGTATCAGCGACTTCGTGCACCAGAGTACCCACCGATTACTGACTACCTAGACGGTATTGCTAAGGGTGACAAGGCTCAGGTTGACGCTTACATCGCTGCTTGCAAAGCAGTAAAAGCAAAATACCCAAAGCCTGAATAAATAAGGATCTAACTAATGCCCATTGACTTTCCATCTGGTCCAACCACTGGTCAGCTATACACCTACCAAGGTAAATATTGGGTCTACAATGGCGCTGCTTGGGATGCCGTTAGCTACAGTAGCGCAGAATTTCCTGTTAGTTTTCTTGTAATTGGCGGTGGAGGTGGTGGTGGTCAACACTACGGCGGTTTTGTTGCTGGCGGTGGTGCTGGTGCTGGTGGATACAGAACTAACTTTGGCGCATCGGGCGGTAACTCCGCTGCTGAATCATCAATTGTTGTTAACCCAGGCAAAAGCTACCCAGTAATTGTTGGTGCTGGTGGCGCTCAAAACACTAACGGTGCGAATAGCAGGTTTTCTACTGTTTTGTCGTACGGTGGAGGTAAGGGCGCGAGTACAGCTGCCATAAACCAACAACCTGGAGTTGGTGGATCTGGTGGTGGAGGGCAAGGTGCTACTTATTCTGCCATAAATGGTTTCGGTATTCCCTTTCAAGGTGTAAATGGTTCTATTGGATACGTTAATACTGGTATGAATCAAGGCGGTGCTGGTGGCGGTGGTGGCGCTAGCGGCAATGGTAGCGCTGCTGGTTTGGCTGGTGGTGGAACTGGCGGTGCTGGACTAGCTAGCACAATTACAGGTACTTCTATAACTCGTGCTGGTGGTGGTGGCGGTGGAGCTGGAAATAACGCTACTTTTGCTGCTGGTGGTGCTGGTGGCGGTGGAAATGGTGGCGCAACAAGTAGTGGCGTTACAACTGCTGGGACTGTCAATACTGGTAGTGGTGGTGGTGGTGGTGGTTCTAATACTGGAGCTGTTGGTTCTTTCAGCAACGGTGGTGCTGGCGGTTCTGGTGTTGTGATACTTCGGTATCCAAATACCTATGTTGCCGCTCTTGGCCCTGGATTGGCGGGTGCAACTTCTATTAGTGGAAATGACGCAATAACGCAAATAACCTCTGGCGCTGGAGACATTGCTTGGGGATTTGCAGGTCAAATTTATTCGGCTACATACTTGCTTGTCGCTGGTGGAGGTGGTGGTGGTGCTGGTGCTGGTGGAGGTGGAGGAGCTGGAGGTTATTTAACAGGTTCAGCGGACTTCTTCCTTGGCTCTAATCACACAATCACAGTTGGTGCTGGTGGTGTGGGAACAGGCAGCCTTGCTCAAAGCTATTCACAGCCTGGTAGCGGCGGAAACTCTGTATTTGGTAACCTAATCGCTATTGGTGGTGGTACTCCTGGAGACCAAAACTGGGTAGCTACTGTTGGTGGCTCTGGTGGTGGTGGTGGTGGTGGTACTAACGCACCTACACAACAGGTAGCTGCCGCTGGTACATCTGGTCAGGGTAATGCTGGAGCAAATGGTATTCAGAATAACCGAGGTGGTGGTGGTGGTGGTTCAAGCGCTGCTGGTAGCGTTCTTACTGGCGGTAATGGAACAAGTAACTCTATAACTGGGGCTGCCGTTATTTACGCTGGTGGAGGTGGCGCTGGTGGTTATTCAACTTCAGGTAACGGCGGTACTGGAGGTGGCGGTAATGGCACTGCAGGTTCTTCTGTTCGTGGTGGCAACGGAACTGCTAATACGGGCGGTGGCGGTGGCGGTGGCGGTGGCGTTGGCGCACCTAGTTTTGCTACTGCTGGTGGTGGTACAGGTGGGTCTGGTATTGCAATTCTTAGCTACCCATCGAACCTTACACTTTCAATTGGCGCAGGCTTGACAGCTACAACAGCAACAGTTGGAGCAAACAAGGTGACAACATTTACCGCTGGAACTGGCACCGTAAGCTGGGCAATCTAATGACACATTATAAGTTAGGTACGGTACAATAAGATCATGCCAGCTATTGATTTCCCAAACTCCCCCACAGTAGGCCAACTATTTACAGTTGGTGACATTACTTGGGAATGGACTGGTACCCTCTGGAAGGGCTTTACGGGATACACAACCGCTAATTCACCAGACGCAAATGCGCAAATATTTACATTGATGGGAGCATAACATGCCAACAACTTACAAGGTACTAGGCCAGTCTGCGCCATCCGCGACTACTAACACAGACTTATACACAGTGCCTGCCGCGACTAGCGCAGTCGTCTCTACAATTGTTATTGCCAATAGGGTAGGGACAGATGCAACTTTTCGTATTGCGATTAGGCCAGCTGGGGCAGCCGTAGCCAACCAACATTACATTGCATATGACGTACTTGTTGGAGCAGGAGACTCAACTACCTTGACCCTAGGTATAACTTTAGCTGCTACGGACATTATTACTGTTTATGCTTCTACTGCAAACCTTAGCTTTAACGTATTTGGCTCTGAAATAACGAGCTAGTTATGGGAGTTCAACTTTTGCTAAGCTCAGGCTTACAAAATTATCAAAGACAAAGAAACATGAAGAGACCTCTTCGTCCCCTGAAAGTTGAATACCTTGTAGTTGCTGGCGGTGGAGGTGGAGCTGGTGATGCTCAGGCTTCAGGTGGAGGTGGAGGTGGAGGGCTACTTGCAGGTTTTCAGACCCTAGCTACAGGCTTAAATCTTTCCGTAGCTGTGGGAGCTGGAGGACCAGTCTCAGGCTCCGCAAGCGCATCAAAGGGGGGCTCTTCAACATTTAATCTTGCCGTCGCTCAAGGCGGTGGAGGTGGTGGTCCAGGCCTTAACGCTGCAATTTCAAGTTGCGCAGGTGGTTCTGGTGGCTCTGGTGGTGGAGGAGGAACAACTAACCAAAACGGAACAACCTCGGCAGGAGCTGCAGTATCGGGGCAAGGATTTTCTGGTGGAACAGGAAACGGTTCGGGAGGAAACGAAAGACATTCAGGTGGTGGTGGTGGAGCTGGGGCTGCTGGGCAAAACGCAACAACTACCAAAGCTGGTAACGGTGGAAACGGTCTTTCAAGCTCTATAACTGGAGCTGCAACATTTTATGCTGGTGGTGGTGGTGGTGGTGGAAAACTAGCCGCTGGAACAGGTGGACTTGGAGGAGGAGGAAACGGTGGGGCTGGAACAGGCGCTAACGGAACTGCTGGAACTGCTAATACTGGTGGTGGTGGAGGACAAGGATTTAATGACGCAGCTCCAGCAACTGGCAATTTTAGAGCTGGTGGATCTGGCGTTGTAATACTTCGCTACCCGTCTGTTTACACGATTACAATTGGCGCTGGACTTACTGGTTCAACAGCAAGCGTTGGTTCTGATAGAGTTACAACAATCACTGCTGGCACAGGAAATGTCAGCTGGGCATAGATAGGAAAAATAATGGCACATTACGCATTTATAAATGAAAACAACGTTGTCACTGAGGTGATCGTTGGTATTGACGAAACTGAGCTTATTGAAGGATTAGATACCGAGACTTGGTATGGCAACTTCAGAGGTCAGACATGTAAGCGCACTTCTTACAACGGTAACTACCGTAAGAACTACGCTGGTATTGGCTTCACTTACGATGAAAATCGCGATGCTTTTATCGCACCAAAACCTTTTGAGTCTTGGGTGCTAGATGAAGAAACTTGTCTATGGGAAGCCCCGGTTGCTTACCCTAATGACGGCGAAAGCTATTTTTGGGATGAAGAAGCTGAAGGCTGGGCCCTAATCGAGTCTGAATCTGCGCTATAATAAGCTTTAGATCAACGCCCAACACAGGAGCATTTAATGCCTAGAGTAAATCAAATTCAAGTACGCAGGGATAGTGCTGCTAACTGGACTTCAGTCAACCCGACCCTTGCTGCTGGCGAAATTGGTTTTGAGACCAACGTTGGCGCTATCAAGCTTGGAGACGGAACTACTGCTTGGACGTCACTGCCTTACTTAAGAGCAACTGAGCCTGCTGGAAACGCTGATGCAGCTAAGACTACTGGCTACGTTGGTATGCCTCAGGTAATTCTAAACACTGGAAACCTTACACTTAGCAAGGCTCATGCTGGAAAGCACATTTACGTAACTGGTGCAAGCCAGACAATTACAATCCCGGCTAACGGATCAGTGCCTTTTGAAATTGGTACAACAATTGTTATTGTAAATGGAAACCTTACTAGCTCAATTGCGATCACTAGCGACACACTTAGACTTGCTGGCACGGCAAACACTGGCGCAAGAACCCTTAACGCAAATGGTATTGCCACACTTATAAAAATCGAAGCGACTACTTGGATAATTTCAGGTAACGGACTCATCTAATGTCTGGCGTTTTAGGCGGACTGCTTGGATCTTTTAGAGGTATCTTAACTGTTCAATCGCTGGTTATTGCTGGTGGAGGCGGTGGTGGTACCGCCGTTGGAGCATATACCAACACCGGAACTGGTGCTGGTGGAGCTGGTGGTTATCGCGACGTTACCAGTGACAATTTTCAAATAAGCCTAGATTATTTAGTAACCATTGGCGCTGGTGGTCCTGCAGCAGCAGGCGGTAATTCAACCTTTAGTTCCATTACTTCCATTGGTGGTGGTGCAGGTGGAGTACCAAGCGCCCCTAATGGAAACCCTGGTGGTTCCGGTGGTGGTGGTGGTTATCACGCATTTGGTACAAGTGCCGGAGGTAGCGGGACAGCGGGACAAGGGTTTGAGGGTGGAAGTAGAAACGGCGACGCCAGCGGTGGAGGTGGTGGCTCTGGGGGCGCTGGAGGAAGCGGAAGCGGTAATACACCTGGGGCTGGAGGAATAGGTACTGCTAGCTCAATTACTGGTAGTCCAGTTACAAGAGCAAAAGGTGGTGCTGGAGCTTACGGTGGCACTCCAACTGTAACTGGTGGTGAAAACACTGGAGATGGTGGAGGCGGTGGAGTAAATAACATTAGATCATCTGGATACGGTGGTTCTGGTGTCGTAATTTTGCGTTACCCAAACTCATATACGATAACGATTGGAGCTGGTTTGTCCGCTGATCCAACAATAAATGTTGGCTCCGACAAGGTTACAAGGATTACACAGGGCACTGGAAACATAAGATTTAGTTAAAAGTGGTATACTTAAGGCTTGAGACGGCCATTTTGGTAAAATACCAACTAACTAGGAGTCTCAGTGTCATCATGGATCAGGCCTGTTGAAGGCAAGATTACCGACAGTTTTGAAGGTCACAAAAACAGAGCAAAGCCTGCAGTAAACCCAGGCATTGACTACGGCGTTGCTTTCGGCACGGGAGTAAAAGCTGTTGCTGATGGTGTCGTTTCTGGCATCGTATCAACTTTTACTGGTTCTGGTGGTCGCATGATCTTCCTAGACTTTCCATCTGGACACAGAGCTGACTACCTTCACCTATCCCGCATAGACGTGCTACAGGGCCAGGAAGTAAAACAGGGTCAGATTATTGGACTCTCCGGAGCTTCAGGCTTGGGTAAAGAATATGGCTATGGCCCACATCTTCACTTTTCATTCCGTGTTGGTGGAAGACCTACAATGGGCGCTGGCAATCTTGACTACGAAGCATTCTTAACTCAGCAAGGTGTTGCACCTGCTGCACCTAAAGCACCCGTTGCCCCTAAAGCACCTGCTGCTCCTAAGCCTGCTGCTACTGGAACTTATACAGTCAAAAAGGGTGACAACCTTACAAAGATTGCCAAAGCTAACAACACTACTGTTGCCAAGCTGGTAGAACTAAACGAAATAAAAAACGCCAACCTTATTAGCGTTGGCCAAATATTGAAAGTGAGCTAAATATGTGGCTAGACATTGCACGTAGAACATTTGCCGTAATTATCTTGAAGGTTACCGGTATCTTTGTAGGTGGAGCAGTTATTGGTCTTGAGATCACTCAGGCTATAGCTATGGCTGCTTTTGCTGGAATCATTGATGTATCTCAGGAGTTGTCACGTTCTTACTTGGCAGATGGCAAGATTGATGCTGACGAGATCAACAGAAGCTTTGGCAAAATTGCTGAAAGAGCTCCTGAAAACAAGGGCCCTGTCAAAAAAGACTTCTAAAAACGGCTAAAACACGCCACTTTTAGGTACTTGACACGCCTTGTTACTAGGCTAGGCTAAACCCTGAAGTACTACATGAAGGAGACGATCATGCTAAAAGGGCTTACCCCGCCTGAAAAGGAATACATCTGCGCATTCATTAGAACTGCCGTAGACAAGCTAGACAAGGACGACTACAAGATCCTTGAAGACAACCTTGCTGACCCTAGATGGAACCATGCTAACCTAGCTAGCGCTCTAACTGAGCGTGGCTTTAAGTGTTATGCTGATCAAGTAAGGCTACATAGAACGGGCAGGTGTATTTGTGCTAAATGACTTGAGGCCACAACCTAAATGGGATCTGGTGCAACCAGCTAAACCCGTTTACATTAACAACCCTAAAGAACCCAAGAAGGTTAAGTCCAAGCAAAAGGTCTGGGTAGTCTTACCTGACCCACAAATTGGCTACCGTCATATTGACAATCAGTGGTTGCCATTTCACGACGAGGGCGCTATAGATGTAGCGCTTCAAATTACTAACTGGCTTTACCATAACGATCGCGTCGATGGTGTGATCAACCTAGGTGACTTCCTAGATTTACCAAGCCAAGGTCGCTTTGAACAAGAAGCTGCTTTCGCCGGTACGACTCAGGCAGCATTTGATAGAGGTCATAAGTTCTTGCAAGAGCAACGAGCTGCAGCTGGCCCTAACGCTGAGATTGTTTTGATTGAAGGTAATCACGATCGCAGACTTGAGAAATTTATTATGATCAACGCTGCTAGCGCGTGGGGGCTCAAGCGAGCTAACATGGAAGAGCTGCCAGTAATGAGCATCCCTTATCTACTTAGACTTGATGAGATCGGAGTACAGTACATTGATGCCTACCCAGCGGGAGCCTATTGGCTTACTGATAGTCTCAGGGCCATTCACGGAACAAAAGCAAGGTCAAACGGATCAACAGCAGCCGCTTACACCAACGCAGACCCACACATCTCAACCATCTTCGGACATTCCCACAGACTTGAAATTCAGTCCAAGACAGTCTTTAACCGTGACGGATCTATTAAATCAGTCGCCGTCAGTCCGGGCTGCTTATGTCGAGTTGATGGAGCGGTTCCTAGCGTTAATGGATCCACAAACATTGACGGAACTTCGGCCAGGTACTACGAGAACTGGCAGAACGGAATTTTAATCGTAACAATCGAAGACGAGAAGCCTTACTTTGAGTTAGTGCAGATTAACGATAGCGTGGCTTACTTCAGAGGACAGAAGTTTAAATCTACTTTGTAGCGTCCTCAACACGACGCTTTTCAGCTTCTAATAGCTCTTGAGTAGTGGCCTTTGTAACGGCGTCATGCGCCTCGTACGCGCCCTCAGGCACAAAAGGTAGAGTCTGATCAGGGCGCTCGCCATAATGCGGGTCATTGACTCCGTGCCAAGTGTTGTGACAATATGAGCAGATCCGGTGAACGTTACCCGGGGCATTGTTCATTGTGTTCTTATCTGGCCCGTGATGCCTATCTGTAGCAGCTCTGCCAATACAGCCAACGATTGGCACTACGCCACCGCCAGCAAACTTTAAGTTAGCCCACTCGCAGATCATTCCAACCTCGATAGGGTACATTTCTGCAGCACGCTTACGGCCGGTTGAGATCGGATCTTTATAGCTACCAATGTCTTTTGTGCCACCGTAGCCATCTTCAATGTAACCTGTGTCGGCTAAGGAAGCTGGGCCTGAAAGGGTAAGCGACCCAGCCTCCTTAACCTCTCCGGTAGGGGAGAAGACTAACCCGCCACCACAGCAGCAAGCTCCATCGAAGTCTTCTTCCCAAGCTTTTTCACATTCATTGCAAAATCCAGATCTGCAAAGGTAGCAGAACTCATCGCCAATACTCATCACGGTCTTCTTTCTCGACGATAGATTCAGTTGACATGGCTAAGTTAACCAATTCAACACCAGTAAACATTCTAATGCCTGCTGTATCAGTCTCGCCCACGTTTAGGCGTGATCTGATCTCACGGGCTATGGCGTTCTGGGTAATAAACTTCTCACCATTATCAATACACCAGTCACGGTAAGCGTTGAAGACTGAAGTCTTTGTCGCGGTACCAGTTGCAGCAAGAACTAGGCGCTCATCAATAAACTTAGCAATGTGATCTTCTTCGTGACGGTAAGTCAATGTTGCCAACCTAATCGACTCAGGCTCGTTAAAGCCTTGAGTGGTGACACGTACAGCGCCATCTACCATCCACTGCAAGATTCCAGCACCTTCTTTATCAACCATTAGTTGAGCAAAGTTCTCGCGACGCTTCTCGCTAGGGATAGTGATGTTGAAGTCAATCTTACGTAGTCTTCTCCAGAAGCCATCACCACCAGACTTTACAGCTGGTAGGTGGTTAACGGCTAGGAACAGCGTATGCGTAGGCTTGAAGTCAAAGAAGTTCTGATTCATAAACCGAGCTGACAGCGTGTCGCCACCAGTTAGCATCTTGACTCGCGACTCATTAAATTTTCCATCCGGACGGGTCTCAGAGGCCATGGCAAAGCGAACGCCACGCAACCGAGCGATCTCAGTAGGGTGTGTCGTGTTGCTTGCATCCAGCAAGAAGTTCTCAGGCATGGTTGCAGCGTAATCGCCTAGGATCCCTGCTACTACATCTAGGAGGGTTGATTTACCGTTCGCTCCCGATCCGACAAGCACTGGAAGCACGTGGAACCTCGAGTCTCCGAAGAGTGAGGCGCCAAGCAATTCTTGCAGATACGCAATTCTTTCAGGGTCTTGGAGTACGTCTTTGAGAAAGGTATCCCAGAGAGGAGTGTCAACCTTACTTGGAGATACAGTCGTCTGGCGCGTGACAAGATCAACCCTACGATCTGCCTCACGTATCTCACCCGTCTGTAAATTAACAATCCCCTTTGGTGTGCAGAGGTCGTTCGGCTGGGAGTCCATCTCGAGAGCTTGTACCTGGACTTCTGGATCTGTGCCTGCGATCGTAATGGCATTGACTATCCTATCTTTGTTAACGGAAGACTGCGCCCATTTGACTTGATCATCGTTCGCAGGTGTTTGTACAATAAATTCAGCAGCGTCGATAGCTGCTTGATACAGTGCCTTCTCTTTATCCTGAACGAAGCGTCCACCATCCCAGCGGAACCATCCAAGATCAGGCACAAACTTATAATGTCCTTGATTGAAGTAGACTAGGCGACGTGCATTAGCCGAGTCAGTGCGTCCATAAGTTCCGTAGCTAGCCCTGTAGACCTCGACAAGTTGATCGAAGTCAAAATCCTGATTAGCTGATGGCTCCCCAAGGACGCTGGTCGGGTCGCCTAAGAAAAAATCTGAGTGCTTGTGCCTACGTAGTTCTTGCTCAAGCTTGTCAGAAGTAAATGTTTCTACCTTTGCTACTGCCCACTTGTTAGCGCCTTGGATTTCTCCTTGATGCATTTCACGCTTAGGGGCAAGTGTTAAGAAGTACTTAAACCTTTCTGATACTAGGCCAAACAATTCTTCATAGGTAGCTTCAGTAATGCAACCATTTCGGTGCGAGGCATTGATCAACACTAACTGCTGTAGTAGCCAGCCGTGTCGAGACTTAGGTGCTCCGTTGGTCGGCCTAACGCCTGCAAATAGGGATGGGGTGAATTGGCAGTCATGGGCCGCAAACTCCCATTCGCTAGCCCCTGAGATCAGCTCGTACTCACCCGGCATTGAGGCTTCTCCGCTAATGCCGTGAGCTACTAGCACATCATTAATCTCATCGATTGTAATCGGACGCCAGTTATCGTGCAGTACTGTTACTACCGGTACTGGGTTCTCTGCATCCTTGAAGTTGCGAGATCCCGGAACACGGAAGATCCTTGGTAGATCAAATACGCTGTCGAGCTGAATGTTTTGTGATGCAGCTAAGAACTTGCAGAATGCTCCCCAGCGATTCAATACACCGGTTGCAAGTGCGTTGTCCATGTGATCATCTTCGATTGCCCAGTAAGGCTGAATGCCGTGGCCTGAGTAAACAGTTGCTGTTGGTCCAACACCGATTACATCGGTGATCAACTGAACAAAGTCACGTGCAGCTTTAACTGATCCAGCTCCGCCGTCTTTGTAATCAATGTCAATGTATACAGCAGCTAACCTCTCAATGTCTCTGGCCATTGCGCGACCGTTAACTGATGATGGGTTAATCTCAAACCATATATTGTTATCAAGCGCGTCAAGCGCTGAGATAACTGAGTCGGCAAGATCAACCTTAATTGTCTTGGCCATAAACTTTTGCTTAGATGACTGGTAAGCGATAGTTACGTTGTCGTCCGGCGACCTGCCTAATCTTTCGAGAAGGTCTTTAAATTGGGATGATGAGTCCACGATATCCTTTCAAAATTCAATGGAGAAGCGCGGGTGCCCGGAAGAGGAGGACCGGACACCCGCTAGTATCTTGACGTCTAGAGAGAGAGGGACTAGAAGGTCAAGACGTTTTGTACTGCAGTAACTGATACACCGAGGTTCTCGGCAATCTCTTCTGCAGTGAAACCATTAGACTGCAATGTCTCAGCGACCTTGGTCTGCTTTGCATCTAGTGTTTCAACTTTACCACCCTTTACTGGCGTTGCGCCAGATGCAAGGAGGGCATCAACTGCTGAGTTTGACTTAGCAGCTGATAGCTCAATGCCGTAAAGCTTCACGTCATTGTAGCGAGGGTTCTTTGCAGGCTTGGTGCCAACTAGCGTGATCTTAAAGTTAGATCCGATCTCTAGCTTGGTCAAGCCCTTACGCTTTAGTTCTTCTTTCGCGGCTGTCAACTTCTGACCAAATAGGAATACACGGCGCTCGCCAGTATCCTCATCATCTGTTGCATCCTTGTAATCGGTGTCAAGTGTGACCTCGATCTGCAGCTTAGGCTTGCCGTCGTCCCAGAATTCTAGCTTGGTTGGGTCGTCGTAGTTGCGTACCTGTACTGTGCGAAGGCCAATGATGGTTCCTTCGTATGAGTCTCCAACATTAAAATCCTTAAAGGATAGTGACTTGGAGCCACCGCCGGCTAGTAAATCATCGACGGTAGGTAGTGCCTCGTTGAATTCATTCATTATAGTTTCCTTAGTTTTTTAGTTTGTCAAATCAGTGACGAGATGTCACCGTCTGTTTGCTCATAGCGTCGGCAACTAAAGCAGAAACCTGCCTTCGGTGCTTTCTCTATGACTTTCTCCCAACCCACTAGCTCAGCAGCATCGATCATCGATTCGAGCTGTGCTAGTGATTCGAGAGCAAGACTTTGGTTATAACGTAGGAGTACTACTTGAGCCTCTTCTAGTTTTCCTTCACGTGGTAAGAATGTTAGAGATACGTGCGTAACTTTGTAGCCCTTTTGTACCCATCCATAGCCATATAACATTGCCTGCACTCGGTACTGATCTTTGATCTTACCTCGGGCCGCATCTGCTAAAGCTGTCTTACCAACAACCTTCCAATCATTCACAACTCCGGTCCAACCAGCGTTGCCAGTCGATGCGTACATGTCACATGATCCGGAGAGTTCAAGATCTTTGTAGCTGTGTACGTGTAAACGATTCTCAAGTAAGTAATCAAGTGGCCAGCGCTCGCGAAAGCCGTGCTCAAGTGCGTCGTGTACTGCAGTACCGATAAACGGATACCATGCACCATCAGGATTGCGAGGAGTAAGTGCGAGCTTGCGAGCGATGCACTTCTTGCAGTCCATGCCAACTTCGCTGATACCAATTTGGATCTGCTTAGATCTCTCAGAAATAAATAGCTCTGGGATTCTTCTCATCCATGTATGTGCAGTCTCGATTGCTTTTGCATCGGTACTGTCTTCAACACTGTCAATCAGTTTTACTGTCGCCAAGTGGGGCCTCCTCTAATCTGCCAGTCAAGTGCTGGACTACTTTACGACTGAAGTCTACTCCTCTAGCTCCATCTAGCAAGGAGCGAGTGGTTAGTCGGCGTGTCGTGGACACCTCGGCTATGGCTGTGTCGATGGTGGCCCGAGATAGCAGGTGCCAAATCGAGACCTTGTGCATGTTAGAGGCACGGTGTACTCGGTCCTCAATCTGCTCTAGCTTGTCTGGGTCGTATGGTAGGTCAATCATTATTAGATCGTCAGCCGTGTCAAGTGTGATACCAACACCCATAGATCCGGATAGCAATACAACCCTGAGTGGGTCGTTCGGGTCTTGAAACCTTCGCTGTACATCTGCTCGTTGCGTTGCGCTAAGATCACCGGTGAGCAACTCAGCGTGAACATTATGCTCAGCTAACTTACGCTGGAACCATTTCAATGTCTTGACATATTGCGATGCGAGTACAACCTTGCCGTTGAGTCCTAGGTCCTCCATGTAGCCACGCTCAGCCATCCATTCCAATAACCAATCAAGCTTGCTTGATTCTTCTCCTGCATATGTTGCAAGCTGTCGAGCAATTGTTGAGAATACCAATAACGATGTCGGTGACTCATCATTCATTGCTTCTGACTGTGCCTTTCTATATTCTTCTCGATGTGCCTTGCTAAGTGGTAGCTCAATAAAGTGATACGACTTAGGCGGTAGCTCCGGTAGCACTTCTTCTTTGGTGCGCCTGATCATCAAGTCCTTGTCAAGCTGTGCCCAATCGTAAGGTCTCTTGAGTGTGCCAATCTTTTTTACTGTGCGCGTGCGCGAGATCTTCTGGTCATAGACATTGAACTTATCTTCAATCCATTTCCAGTGCGAACTAGGTAGGTGCGATGGTGCCATAAACTTCATCGTGCCGTATCGGTACTCAAGCTTGCCTCGGTCAGGCGTACCTGAGATTGCTATCTTGAATGCAGTTGCATTGTCGTGCACCTTAAGCTTGCTAAGTCCACGCCAGAAGTTTGTAGTCGTGTTGGGCTTGACTACTGGTAACACTAGGTGAGACTCATCAATCGCGATTGCACTCCAGTAAGGATCTTGCAGTGCAGGGATCTTTGCGCCCTTCTTGGTATGTGCTAGTGCGTCGTGATTAGCTACTACGATTATCGGTTGGGTACCCTCGTCGGCGAGTGCCGAAGATAGTTTCTCCTGCTTCTTCTGACTCGAGCCACTCGATAAATCGATTACTTGTACGTTCGGATACCGAGGTATCACGAAGCGTTCTATAGTGTCGATCCACGCCGTTCTTGCATTGACAACCGGCGTTAGTATCAGTATCGCGTTGCTGTCGTTCGGGTTGTATAGATCCGCTAGCTCGAATGACGCCAGCACCTCTAGTGTCTTCCCCAGCCCGGGCTGATCCGCTAATAAGATCCTCCGTTGTTTTTCCATCCGCGTCGCGGCTTCTCGTTGATAAGGGTAAAGTACTTCCTGATAAATCGATTCCAAAATCTCTCTCCAATTTCGATTCGTATGAGTCTGCTATATCTTTTGATAGGTACGTTAGTGTCTGAATGTATTTGTCTTGTGTCATATCTTTGGTCCCTCGAGCCGACTCAAAAAAGTCAAGCGCGTCCATCAGCCCAAAGATCCAAGCATCGTGCTCTTTGTCGGTATCTAAATACCTTGGTTCTAAGTTAGGCATTCTTACTCCATATCTCTTTGCGGTCGTTGTAGCTCATGCCACCCCATATGCCATCTTCTTCTCGATGTCTAATTGCATATGTTGCGCACATGGTAAGCACTGGGCAACTCTGGCATGCTTTCTTAGCCATCTTTGCATCCATTGCAGCTGTTCCGGTGCCTCCCTCAGGGAAGTATAGATCCGGTGCTTGTCTGCAAGGGATCTGCCCTGCTACATCATCAATTGCATTGTTCAAGTCAAGCCATTCGCGCATCTGTTGATTCACGCTATAGTTTCTAGCTTTCTGTATTCCCATTTTGTTCGTCCTCTTTCTTTAGCCATGTGTAATATTCGTCCGGTAGGTACTCGTTGGGCTTACCGTAGTAAGATCCTTCGATGGTCGCGCAGAATAAACATAAGATCTGGTCGCGATATATAACTGTGTCTTCGCCCTTGATTATTTGGTCGCAAGACATGCATAAGTAATCCTCATTCTTGTGATTCAAAGTACTCATCTGCTTTCTGCTCTTTGTATGCTTCATATTGTGAGTCGCAGTCGCATGACCGGTCACAAATTGAGCAATACGATGGGTCATTGTAGTTGCATTCTTCTAAGCTCCCGCAGTCTTCTTCATTCATTCCGCAGTAGCTACATAGTGCCTCAGCCATTGTCTTCCTCTTTCTTCTCTTCTTCATGTTTAGGGCATTCGCTTACGCGCTTGCCACACTTATTGCACACTGGTAAATAAATATCATTCACGTACCTGAGTGATCCTTCACTTTCTTTTATCCAAACGTATGTCATCTTATGTCCTCCCATGGATCGTATTCTTTTGCTGGATGTTCAGGTACGCTAAACCCGATTGACGATCTTTCTAACTCGCCGGGGCTACCGTGCACTGCTTGTATCTCTTTGTTCTCTGGCTTGCAACTGTGATTAGATCTCCAAGCCTTGATCGATGCAAGGGCGTTAGGGAGAGGCGCGTCGTTGATTTCCATCTCAGCTCCACAACTACACTTCTCCCTAACGCTTGGCATTAGTGAACCGTCAATCGAGTCTTATTGATTCGCTTGTATAGTTCAGGGTACTCACTTATCGGGAATGTTTCTTTTACCGTGTCGGTGATCAGCGATGTTTCGCGCCACCTTGCGATGCTTGCAACCTTCGCGCCGTGAATGTGTAACTCATCGTTGCTACCAATCATGTCCTTGATAATGGCGTCAACTTCTTTGAGCTCATCCTCAAGGCGCTTCTTGGCATCGTAAAGCGAGCTACGCTTGGCAAGTAGTTCATTCGCTAGCGTTAGATCTGCTGGCTCAGTGACCTTTACCTTAGCCTTAGATTCTTTAGGCTTGCTAACTAACTTGGACTTAGCCTCGTCAATTAGATCTCTAGTAGTCGTTGTTTCCATGATTCCTCTTCTCTGTCATATTCATGTATTACCGGTGTGTACTCAGGTAGATCAGTTATAAACCGAGCTATCCGAGCTGGTACCTTGTCTCTGGTTACAAAGTCAAGGCCTACCCATTCATCATAGTCGGTGAGTGGGTAATGATTGATATATAAGTCATCAAGTAGGTACTCAATCTCTTTTATATCTTCTGGTGCCGTAAATCTAATGCTGTGATATCTACTGCTGTTGGTCTGGATGTTATTGAAACCAAACGCTCCCGCGAAACTGAGTTCATAAGCTGTAAGCGCTAGTTCTCCACTCGCTTGCGACCAAATATTGAAGTCATAAGCTGACTCCAAGCCGAGCTGATCAATTAGTTGCTTGTTCATATTCTTCCTCCCTGTAGTCTTCGTGCCATAGATCTTTTGCTAGGCACCATGGGTGATAGAAACCGGACTCATCTTTATCCTTGACTTCTGCATCAAGGTAAATATCTTTACCGCAACTATCGCATTCGTAGCCTGAGCATTGAGCGCAGGCCCATCCATCATCGTATCCAATACGGTTCACAAACCTGCCGTATCCGAACGCTGTACTCTCTCCACAATGTGCGCATGGATCTTCTATCTTCTTGGTCATTATTCCTCCTCTATTTGATTCTCTGTATTACTTGCTCATCTGGTTCAGTATCAAGTATGATCCTCCAGAATTCCGGTTCCTCGATGCTAGCGGTGTTTAGCTCACTTGCTTCGTGGATGACGTAAAGGTAATTACCAAATACGCCAGTGAAATATCCATGGTACTCAGCAATTTGCAACAAACTCAGCATTGAATTGTCAGTGCTAAAGTATCGAGTTAGTTTCTTTACTGCCTTTTTCAGTGATCTCTCTGTAGTGCTGTTTATCCGTACTGTTATTATCTCTGGTGCTGTTCTTGGGTCAAATATTCTCATCTTTTCCTCCTCTTGCTCATTCTTTCAGTTGGTAGTGTCGCTTGTCAAGTATTTTATTAGCGTGTCTTGGTCCATCCCATCAGTAAGGCCGGGCCGATCAGGGTACTCCACGACGATCGCATAGCGTCCCTTGTGAGTGCTACTTGGTTGGATGTAGAGCTCAGCTTCAGGCTTGCGATACTTAGATACCTGAGCCGTGCTGTTGATCTCCTGCCATCCACTTTTGGATAGCGCTTCAATGAGTCTCTGGGTTAGCTTGGCCATTAGTCCAACTTACTTGGTGGCACTTCGCCGACCGGTAGCTCGATGATCTCTTGGTCAGTGATCTCATGGCCTCTGACTTGTGCTACTGCCTTGCGCATCGCGAAAGTAATGCTAGGCCAGAATCTTAGGGGATCCTCAGCTCGCATCTTATAGAATGCAGACTTAGGGTAGAGCTCATCCAGATCTTCTCCGGTGCTAAGTTTCCATAGCTCAACCTGCCACTTGCGCGTGTCTCCATATGGATCTTTCCATCCAGATTGATCAGTGAACCATGTATACCATTTTGTCCATGAGTTGCGCGTGGTGATCTTCGAGAGCTCATCTAGGTACTCCTTGCGCTGGCCAACTGCAGACTCGTTTACTAGGGGTGTCGCGATAGACTCAGGGCCTCCGATATATTCCCATTCACTGCCTCCGTTGATCTCAATGTAGGCGTCGACGTCAGACTTGCGATACCAACTCGTGCCTCCCTGTCGAACGAATTTGATCGGGGATGTCTCCGGTTTGGTCCTCTGGTTGCGAAGCTGGTTCATGGTGAAGCCGGTCAGATCCGAGACTTCTCTCGATGTCAAAAGCTCACCGTATTTGGGGTGATAGGTGCTCAATGTGTCTCCTTGTAGTAGGTAAGTAGATTGTATTACAGATCTACAGAATGATTATGATTTTGTCAGTTTAGCTGTTTTTTGTATTTTGTGTGAAATTTTTTGGGGTGTTTTGGCCTTTAGTTTTCTCAAAACACCGTTTTCCAATTGATCTCCTAAGAAAGACACTTACTACTTACTAATCTACTACTTAGCCGATTAGTAAGTAGTAAGTGTCCGTATAGGGATGCTGGTTGGATTTGCATTATTTATCCGTAGACGATCTCTCCGAATAGGCCAACTTGAATGATCACGTCGAGAGCTTCGTCGTCTATGTATCCATAATCAAGTCCCTCAGCAAGGTCCTGAGCAATACTCCTCCGGATCGCTTCGTTGACTTGTGTAGCTCCGTTCAATACGCGTTCAATGCCTTCGATAATCGTATTGACGGTGATCAGGTACCAAAGATCATCCACTAGGACTTCAAATTGGTACCAGTTGCGGTGCCCAGACTCATCCGGTAATCCGCGTTTTGCGTTTCTACTCGCCTCGGCCCAGTAGGCAATAGCGCCTCCATCGTAAGCGGTATCAACAAGGCTGATCAAGCTGGATACCCTGACTCCCTGTCTGATCTTCAATGCCACTGTATCGGTTGGGAATAGTACTGTTTGTGCTGTTTGCATTAGTTGCCTTCTTTCTTTATGTAGCTCCAAATTACTAGGGATGTGAATAGCGCCAGTAGTGTGAATAGTGCTGTTATGGTAATTGAATAGATAATTAGAATTAGCTCCATTAGCATTCCTCTTCTTCAGTAATCCAAGCGTCCAAGTGGTGCGCTTCGATCAGGTTGCGAGCTGGTGCGGTGGTGTTGCCTCTCCAACTGATCCCTTCAGGCAGATCGATCTCACGTGCAAGATCATCTTCCCAATAGGCATCTATGGCTTCGATGCAAGGCCGGACCATGCTTAGTGGTACCGGTGGATAATGATTACTTCTCAGGTGAATCGCTAGTTGATCTTCTAGGGTAATTGTGCCTAGTGTGCCATCAGCTAGTTCGTGCGCGAAATTGCTTCCCATTAGTTTGCCTCCTCTGTGTTGTATAGCTCCGCATGTGCGCGGGTTGCTAGATCGTAGTAGTAATTGAATAGATCGATACCCATTAGGGAATAGATCGTTGAGTCAGGCGCGACTCCGTAATCCTGCCAAGTATCTTTGTACTCAGCATCTAGATCGGTCCACTCCTGAACGATCTCACTGTAATAGATCGGGACTAGACCATCTGCATATTGGTGCAGATCGTCCTCAGGGTAATCGTGTCCTTGAAAGGGTGCTAGACCCTCCTTGATATCTTCGTAGCTAGTTAGCATTCTTATCTCCTCTATTTGCTTAGCTGGCGGGGTTGCTAGCTAATAAGTTCACTCTAATAGTCGGTTAGTCGATTAGTCAAGCATATTTTTATAACGGTTTGATAACGGTATTTTAGGCTAGCCGATCCCTGCCTCACGTACTCAAAATTTCAATATCGGCAGTGTTTTCAGTGTCTATCAAATTGCTACGCATCACCGCGAGCGCTTTGGGCACTGTCTATACCGCAATTTGGCAACATCGCATCACATTCCACTCATTCCCTTGATAGGTTTTACAATTTTTGCCATCTCAATGAGATTTATTAGGCCCTGTGCGCCTCGTACGCGCCACGGCGATGCTCAGGGTATGAGATAACCCCGCTAGCATCTCAATGGCGCTAG